CAGGTATGTTAGGTGCTGGTGGTTGGTCTGACGGTAAATTAACTTACCATACTTCAATTGGTGGTCAGTTATCTAAATACTGTGGAGACGAGAAGGCAATGGAATTAATGGATCAAGTTATTAATAATTTTAAAAGATTCCACCCTAAACCAGAAGAAGTACAATGTTCTAACCCAGTTGCAGAACCAGATTTTATTAAACCATACTTTGGTTTACGATTATTCCCTGTATGGCATGTTGGAACTGATTATCTACATGAAATTGGCAAAAATTGGTATAATTATTTAGTTGATAATGATGTTGAATTTCATTGGGAAACTAAAGTTGGAGATATTGATTTTGATAATCAAGAAGTATATTGTGGTTTAGGTTCTAAATATGAGCTTAGTTTTAAATATGATCAACTTATATTTGGTGTAGGTAAATCAGGTATTGATTTTGGAAAACAATTAGCAGAAAGATATGAATTACCTACAGAACCTAAATCAGTACAAATTGGAGTACGTTTTGAAGCACCACAAAAACACTTTCAAAAATTAATTGATGTT